ACGCCATGTGGGCTGAGTGCCAAGAGAATGGATCGCTACCTGACCTGATAAACGATCTACGCGCACAGCTGCTTGAGATCACTGAACCCAAACCCTAATACGAAAAAAGGTGTCTCCATGTTGGACCACCTTTTTGATGCGTTTTACTGCGTGAATACAGCGATTTCCAGAATCCACCACAGTTCTCTCAGCATTTTTCTGCGGAGAAATGTCGAAAACTGTGGTCAAACATAATTCTTCCTACCGTTTTCCTACTGTTTGCACACCTCAACATAATTTCCACTGCGATTTCCCGCACTATTTTGATTGTGCAACACATTACTGGCGACAATCACCAACAGTCTTCGCACAGTTCTAACCCTCTGTAACTACGCGTAATCATTAGGGTCATTAGCTGTTGTCCCTGCCCTTAATTGGTTCGATGGTACTCCTGAAATAGGAGACAAATTGATGACCACCGAACTGAAACAACTGATCTCAACCGTCAAAACCTTCAACAAGGTACCAGTCCAAGAAGTGGTTGATAGCTACTTCGCGGACATCGTCTGGTCACCTCTGAAAGACGAGTGGAATCGGATGAATGCAACTGAACGACAGATGTTGATTGCCAAACTAAACCACGAGAGGAAATCCAAATGAACGCGACTGACTACACCACCCTCAACCGTACCGAACTCCGTCAACACGCGAAGGCGGCTGGGATCAAGTACGGCAAGATGTCACTTCTGCAAATCCGTGAAGCTCTTGCCAAGGCTGACACCAAGCTTTTGTCCAAGCCTGCCAAGGCTGCGAAGAAGGCCAACGGCAAAGCCGAACGGAAGGCCAAGACCGGAACCAAGATGGAAAAGGCCTTGAAACTGATGGAGAAGAATCCTGGTCTTGTTCGAAAAGCCATCCTCGCAAAGTTCATGAACGATGTTGGCCTCACGAAGGCTGGTGCTGCAACATACTACGCGTTGATCACCAAGAAGCTCGCCAAATAGAACGTCCTTCAAGACGTTTGAAGAGGAAGCCGGCTAGTCCGGCTTTTTCTTTGTCTGAAATTCCTTCCGTATATCGTTTCTACGCCGACTTCACACATCAAGACGATCAATCCCCCCGCTTCAGACCAGCAATCGCTTAGAACTTCTCTCCTTTCGTCCATCGTCCACCTAAATAGCTGACAACAAACAGCAACGTGGATGGAGGTTCACAAATGAAAGGCGTAATCAACGAAGAAACAGGAATGACAGATACCGGCATGAAGACCGAGGCTGCCAAACAACGCGAAGTCCGCAAGACAGAAGCTCTGTCACCGGAACACAAACTCAAATCAAACAGTGCTTGGAAGGAACAGAAGAAACTCTGGGGTAAAGCTTCCGATAATCAAAAGAAGGACTGGCTATACGCAATGGTCCTTGTCGATGGCGTCTGTGCTGAAACAAAGCGTGGTATGCAATTAATTGCAAAGTACTTCGCCATCAACGTTAAAGAGCTAAAGCCATTCGAAGAAGTCATTCACATGGCAGACGCTGCACGAGTGTTGAAGATTCAGCGCAATCAGCTTGGTGGTGCACTTGGCCGTGACGATCAAGTCAATCTCAAATTCTTTATGGGTAAGCAGTTCGGATACCAGGTCAATGATCCTGCACATGAAGGCGTTGAAACGGTGGAGGAAGGCAAAGACATCACGATCAATGTGATGACACGTGAAAACTCTACGACCACCACAACAGAATCCACTACTGATGACGCAGAAGAGACACCAGTATTCAATCGCCTTCTTAACTGATGTCGTTGGAATGGAACCTATTCAAACATCAAGCAGAGTTTGTTAGCGATATAAAAACACGCAACCTACTTCTTGTAGGTGGCTATGGATGCGGCAAGACAAAGGCGTTAGCTGTAAAGCTCATTACCCTCTCTCAACTGAACGCAGGCTACGAGGGTATTGCACTTTCTCCCACATATCAGATGGCAATGAAGGTGTTGATCCCTGCCATCGAAGATGAACTGCGCAGTCACGACATCCCATTCAAGTTCAATAAGTCCCCAACGGAACTGATGTTCCGCATACGTGCCAATGGAAAGGAAACAAAGCTGCACATCCTTGCTGCTGAAACATACAAGCGTGCTGCAGGTATTAACGCAGCCTTCTTTGGAGTCGATGAAGCTGACTTACTTGATACCGACACGTTCCTTGCAGCGTGGCAGATGCTTTCTTCTCGATTGAGAAAGGGCAGGGTGTATCAAGGCGTCGCTGTCTCGACACCTGAGGGCTACAAAGGCTGCTACCAATTCTGGGTCGAGCAACCCAGACAGAATGCAATGATTGAAGATCGTCGGATCATCACTGCATCAACGTACGACAACTTCACACTACCAGCTGAGTACATCGCCGGCCTTGAAGCAATGTACCCACCGCATTTGATTAGTGCCTACCTGAAAGGCCAGTTCGTCAATATGGCAGGCAAGCCGGTCTATTGGAAGTTCGACAAGGACCTAAACGTAACGCAGAAGACGATTTCCGACTTTCCTAACCAGGTCATTCACATCGGCCAGGACTTCAACAAGAAGATTAATGCCTGCGTCATTCACGTCGTCAAAGATAACAAAAGCTATGCAATCGACGAGATCTACGGTTGCAACGACACACAAGCACTGTCAGACGAGATCAAGCGTCGGTATCCGTGGCACTTTCAAAACAATGCCATACGGTTCTATCCCGATGCGTCTGGTTTTGAGGGCATTCAGAACCTAAAGCGCAACTTTCCAGAGAATGGGCTTGATGGCAAACCAAACTTTCGCTACAGCGCAGCCAATCCGAAAGTCGATCGCCGTGTTGCAGCTGTCAATGAGAAATTCAAGCCAGTTGGTGGACAGCCCGAGTCATTCGTCAATCCACACAAGTGTCCTGAACTGTGGAAAGGATTGATTCAACAGACATACGACAAGAACGAAGAACCGGATAAGAAATCCGGCATTGATCACAGTTTGGACGGCCACGGCTACTTCATTAATCGAATTTGGCCACTGACTGGAGGCGTCACCGCAACCATCACTTCTTGAGCTGTGCGGCATAAATAACCGAACAAACCTAAATGCCGGGACAAACATTGATGTCACAACAAACGCTCACCCACAAAGACTTACGCTCAGTAGACGCAGATGCCGCTCAGAAGCTTGTCGATTTCTATGAAGACAATCAGCTTGATTACTTGATTAGTGATTTGAATGCTTACCGTGATTCCTGGAAGGACCGTAAGTTCATTCCACGTGTTCGCAACGTCACCAAGACCATCGTTGACAAGTCTGGACTACTTTTTAATGCACCTCCAACATTGGAGATAGTTTCAACTTCTGGCGCCAAGCCAACAATCGATCCAACATTCAACGAATTGATGGAACGATCCGACTGGACCGAATTCTTTCAGAACGTTGACGTGTATGTACGATTGCTCAAGACAGTTGTCATCCTTCAACAAAAGTACATCGCAACGACCTCTACCACACAGGATGGTAAGTACGTTCCGAACTTTCAACAAGGTGATGCACTGTTGCTGACATTGCTTACTCGTGCCAACAGCGCGATCACAATGGATGTCACCAATACAATCGTCAATGAACTGGCATTCCTAACATCAGATATCGTCAATGGCAATGAGTTTACCTATCGTTCAATAACACCCGACACAATCTCTGATTGGAGTGTCAAGGACGATACAGAAACACTTCTTGATAGTAAGCCAAATCTAGACGGCTTCGTTCCTGCAACGGTTGTCTATGACACATTGAAGCCACGCAAAGGATGCTGGTCAAACATCCCCGAGGACATCATCAGTCTTCAAGAGATGATTAACATCGCACTTACCGACACAGAATTCGCAATCGCTCACCAGAAACAAAAGACACTATTCACAAATGCTCGAGTAGAGGGTTCAACTGGGAAGGGACAAAACCAAACACTACTTGGCATTCCACACGCTGAAGAGGGATTCACACCAGCAGGTACTTCATATCCTCAAAATATGGTCAACACTGCCAACTCCAACATGGGAGGACTTGGCAAGGTCGTAACTGTCTCTACAAGCGACCCACAGATCGCACCT